AGAAAGCAGCAAGGAAACTGGCAAAGGTGAAGTCGCGGAAACGTCGGCAAGAGATTATTGGCTCATTCAAAGGCATGGCTTGCCATGCTGATTGTAAACACTTGTTTTATAAATTGACAAATCAGAAAATGAAAAAGTTTAGCGAAATGGGTGTTAGTTACACCCCAGCCGACGGAAAGAAACGCTTTCCCGGTAAGACAATGCGCTTGGGCGCAATCGTGAACAAAACTATTGAAGTGCATGACTACGAGACTGGCATCAACACGTCGCAGGGTGAAGACCGCTATGTGGTAAGTTTCCGTGACAAGCAGACAGGCGACTGGGGCAAGTTCTTTACAGCATCTGAGGAAATGAAGAATATCCTCGACCAAATCAGCGACATTGAAGACGGTTTCCCATTTGAGACCACGATTGTCAGTGAGGTGTTTGACGGTGGCAAGGTAAAGTATAAGTTCTCATGATACACAAAAGATAACATCTTATTTGCCGTCTTATGTCGTATCTTTGCGGCATGGAAAAGATATATGGCGCAACAGAACGCAGAGACGGCATACAGCAGATAGGCCGTAAACGCTGGGAGGTATTCTATGGCTTCGGCAAGGACGGAGACACAGGATATAACTATCGTCAGACGCTGGAGTATAAGCCCACCGTCAACGAGGTAAAGCAACTTATTATTGACACCATCGATGCCAACACTGACGAGAAGATACTGAATGGCTTTGTTTGGAACGGCATCCATGTATATCTGAGCAGCGAGAACCAAAACAACTTCAAGGCAGCGTTCGACCTCAATATGCAGATGGGTGGTGCCATGTTGCCTATTAAGTTCAAACTTGGTGAAGACGCAGAGGGCAATGCTGTGTACCATACCTTTGAAAACATGGAGGACTTCACGGACTTCTACACGTCTGCAGTCGCCTACATTAACCAGTGTCTCAATGAGGGCTGGCAGGAAAAGGACAATTTAGACATGAAGCCCTATGAGTAACGGTTGCGGTTGTGCCAAAGGTCTGCTGAAATATATCAAGCCCCCATACGCCAAGAAGTATTATGCAGCGTGCGTGCTGCATGACAACGAGTATGACAAGGGAGGTGGTGAGGAACAGCGCAAGGAAGCAGACACGAACCTGTTTCTCAATATGCAGAAAATATCAAGTCGTCAGAGCCGTAACCCCTATGCGCTCACATGGTTCACGCTGATAGCACTGCTTTACTATATCAGCACGCGCCTATTCGGAAGATACTACTTTAATTACGACACCCCACATCATAGTTGATACTACATAAATGGTTTTTGAGAGCCGCAGGTAGCCATAAGCCTGTGGCTCTTTCTTTGTGTATAGGCGACCAACTCAAAAGATAACAGTTGACACGGCTTCAAAGTGGTTACATTTGCATCAAAAAACTTTTAGCAATGAACTACAAAGTAATTTTCTCTGTTATCGGCGGCGGCATCGGTTGGATAATCGGTGAGTTAAAGCCTACATTCCCACTCATCATTGTGGCAATCATTTTTATTGTGTATGATGCTTGGACAGCATATAGTCTTGACAAACGTGTGCATGTGAAGTACCCGGACAAGACAAAGCGCGAAGCGGCAAAGTTCACCAGTTTTGCTTTTGGCAAGGTGATACGTTCTACCATTCCCAAGCGATTATGGCTGATACTGCTTGCCTATATGGTGGAACACTGGGTGTTCGTTCATATCTCCATCCCTTTGTCGTACATCGTTACAGGAGTGATATGCTTTGAACAGGCGTGGTCTATCCTCGAAAATGAAAGTTCATGTCGGGATGAGAACGAGAGCCGTTTTTGGAAGACGTTGCAACGCATCATGGTTGACAAGACTGAGAGACACTTTGATGTTTCGCTTGATGAGTTGAAGAATGGCGGTCGTGTTACAGAGGAACAGGTTGAGGCAGCACGCCAGTTGCTTGCCGAGTTTGATAATTATAAAAAGCAGCAGGGCAATGAAAATACTGATTGACAACGGACATGGCAGCAACACCGCTGGCAAGTGCAGCCCCGACAAGCGTCTGCGTGAATACGCTTGGGCTCGTGACTGTGCAAAGCGTCTTGTTGCAGCATTGAAAAAGAAAGGTTATGATGCCGAACTGATAACCCCCGAAGCATGGGACGTGAAGTTGCAGACGCGAGTGAGCCGTGTGAATAACATCTGCAAGGCTGTTGGCGCACGGAATTGTCTGCTTGTCAGCATCCACAACAATGCAGGAGGCGGCGATGGCAAGTGGCATGATGCCTGTGGGTGGAGCGTATTTGTCAGCAAGAACGCCAGCGAGAACAGCAAGAAGTTGGCGCGTATGCTCACCGTTGAGGCAATGAAGCGTGAACTTATGGGTAACAGAAGCGTACCCTTACAGAAATACTGGACGTGGAGTTGGACGAATAAGGACATCTATATTCTGAAGAACACCGCTTGCCCAGCAGTATTGACAGAGAATATGTTTCAAGACCACAAGGGCGATGTGGACTACCTTTTGAGTGAGGCAGGTATGACGGAACTTGTGGACTTGCACGTAGATGGTATCACTAAATATATTGAATGCTTATGAACAGGGAAGCAGTAAAAGCAGCATTGGTATTCATGCTTGTCGGACTGGTGCTTGGAGGCATCATCGGTTATGGTGTGTTCGGTCGTAGCAAGGCGACGGACTATGTGAGTGAGCGCGACACCAGCACCTACATTGACACCATACCATATTACCAGCCTGTGCCGAAAGACAGCATGGTGATTAAGTATGTGACAAGAACTCTGCCAGTCAAGCGTCGTGATAGCAGCACGACCAACAAGACCGACACATTTTTGGCTGAAAATTATGCGCAAAATAATGGGGAAAATATACCGCCGCTGTATGCGTCAGTTGACAGCGACAGCGCAGCGGTGGCAATCCCCATCACACAGAAACGCTATGAGAATGAGGATTACCGCGCCTACGTCAGTGGCTATGAACCGAACCTTGACAGCATCTTTGTGTTTCCGAAAACCACCGTCATTCATGAGCGCAGTTACAAGCCTCCTAATAAATGGCACATCGGTATTACGGGAGGCTACGGGTACGGATTTAAGAGTAAACAGGCTGAGCCATACATCGGCATCGGCATCACATACAGTATAATCAGTTTTTAACTATGAACATCATTTTATCAATCAGCAAGTCGGCAGTGTTCAAGGAGGTTGCACAGACCACCAGTTACACCGGCGCAAAGATGGACGACGACGCAAATGCCTACGAGCGTATCACTACCGTTGATGAAGACCAGTCGGAGTTGCAACGCTTTTGGGATGAGAGCCGTGCAGAGGTGGCACAGGCATTTATCCGTATGCTTGTGTCGGAGGGCATGGCAGAAGACGGCGACACCTATCAACTTGTACTGAATGTGTCAGTGGCTTTCGACACAGCCTTGCAGCCTGGTATGGAGTTGGGCTTGTTCTCCTACTTCGTTCAGAGCATCACCGCCAAGTGGTATGTGTTCACCAACAAGAAAGAGGCTGGAGATTTCGCCACCGTCGGCAAGAGCATCCTTGACGATGTTAAGGAAAAAGCATTCTTCAAGAAGAAGCCTACGCGCCCGACCTACGACTAATAAAGAGAGTAAATAACCCCATTAAATTTTTCATCATCATGGCAGAGAACAAAAAAAATCTTGATGTCACCATTCAGACCAAGGAACTGAAGTTTGCGATTATGAATAAGACGCACGTGACAGCACGCAGTCTGCAAGCAGCGGGCAAACTCAACTATGAGGCAGCAGCTCACATGCAGGCGAGCGAAGACTTGGAGAACTCGTATGAACTTATCCGCGCCATTAGCAACGCTATTGCAGAGACCAAGGTGGAGTTGGGTGAGTATCTGAACGAGACAACGACGGCGACCGACAACCTCATCGACAGCAAGGTGGAGAACGGCGAGGCGGTAATTCTGAATTTCCTGCTTCCCAGCAACTACAACAGTGCCGCAGCCGACGCTCTCGGTGGTGGTATTCATGAGTTTGTTGTGGGTCGCAGTATCTATGAGTGGTATCGTCAGACATGCCCGGAGATTGCGGAGGCTTGCAAGGCTGATGCAGAGGCAGCACTTGACAGAGCGAAGAAAGCCCTCTACAAGCGTAGCCGTCCCGAGCGTCCGACCTACACACCATAACAGTTAATCAAGTAATAACCAATTTTATCCAATCGTTATGGACTACTGTGGAACAGGCTGCAATAACATTACGGCAAACGGCACAGCCGCCGATGCAGAGGACAAGCGCGTAGTGCGTCTTAAGTTCCTGCGTGACCAGTTGCTTTACGACATCAAGAACTATGCCTATGTAGAGGGTGACGTGATGGGTGAGGAGAAACAACACGCCCAGCATGTACTCGTAGAGATTGGCGAGGAGGGTAACGTGGACAGGGTGAGCCGTATCCTCGCTGTAGTCCACACCGCAGTGATAGAAATGCTATTCCCTTACACCAAGGCTGAACCCATCGAGGAGGAAATAGACAACTGCCTACACGCTCCCGAAGAGTATGTCGTGGAATTGAATGTGCCTAACACCATGTCGCGTACCACGATGCACCACTTATCGAAACTGATACATGAGTTTATGGTGTACTGCGTGCTGGCTGACTGGCTGAGCATCACCAATCCGCAAGCAGCAGCCAACTGGAGTGCCAAGGCTGAGGCTATCAAAAAGGAAATAGAAGAAGTCAAGAACCTGCGCAGAAAAGCATTCACAAGGGCAACACACCCTTGGTAACAATACACCTGCCAAACCGGGCAGGAACTATCCCGACAAGGAAAACGCACCTATCTTCACAGACGGGTGCGTTTCTTGTTTTTACCTTAAAAAACTAAATCTAAAACCTAAATCAATACTATGAAAAACACAAAGTTATCGTAACTGGTTTGTATGGCGAGGCTCGAAGTTGACTGATGCGCCGAAGATGGACTTGCCATCGGTG